GTTGAGCTGAAAACGAGGCTCTTCAATACCATTGTAAGCCACTACGTGCGGACAAGTTTGGTGTTTCTCGGACCGTTGCATATTAAATGGATCTGAGAAACCAGCAGTGGTCATGCTTCCGTCACCGTACAGATTTCCGTAGGTAACAGGGAAAGATGGATAATAACCAGGGACAGCTGCGAATCTCATTACACCATGTAGTTAGGGGTCTGTGCAAACACAGATTGCAGCATAGCAGTTGGATTAAATGTAGATTTAATCTCTGGTGTACCTTGAAAAAGCGAGTCCCTGATGTAGGAAGAAAGAAAATCCTCCGGAGAGTCTTCTTTCTTGGAGCGACCACCGACATAAATATACGTGTTTCCCCCTGCTTGTTGTGCAGGTGGAAGTTGTGGGGGTGGTGGAGCTGCGCCTAAAATATTTGCCGCTTTTCCTGGTTTTGTATGTAGTAAACGAACTTCGTAAGGTTGACCTTGAGCATCGGATGTTTTAATCGTGCTATAACCACGCCCTGGGATGTACTCCCCTGGTCCCTCCCATGAAAGTGGTGTTCCAGCTCCTATCCCATAATCCTGTCCAAGATGGAATGTGGACGCGCCTTTCGTAGGAGCATCCCGTTTCCCATATCCAGATGTAACAGCGTAGCTGGGCTTCCACTCCTGTCCAACTTGTTGCCACAGTGGTTTTTGTTCTTTACCAACTTTTAAGCGAGTTAGCAAAGAACGGATCGTACCAGGATCGATGTATTTTCCGTCTTTTAAGACTCGTACATCAAGATGTGCTCCAGTAGTTGGATAAATGTCCTCTGACGGAGAGATTACTTGACCGACGCTAGTTGTTGTTGTGGCTGCCATTTATGCTTGATCACCTAAATAATTCGGTGTTTGAGAAAAAGCTTTCGTTAACAGCGCCACCGGATCAATCCCTTGAAACTGTGGTTGAACTTTATCTTTGTAACCACGTAAAAAATTTAATGCTGGATCTTCGGTTTCCCCGTCACCGTAAATAATGTACGTGTTTCCTTTTGGCGCGGCAGAGATTTGTTGTGGTTTTTGTTCGGGAGACGGCTGACCCAATCCTTGAGCAGCTTGTTGAGCCTGCGGCAAAAACTCTTTATATTTACCACTTTTATAAACAGACCAAGCACCTAATCCTTGGCTACCTAAAATCTGTTTTGCTGCTTTAACATTTGTTGTTGGATCAAATAACTCTTTTTCATTTTTTAATCCAAATTGTTTCATACGGGCAGGACCTAAGCCCCCGTACATGTTCACCTGAAATAATCCATAAGATTTGTCTAAACCTTGTGGATTAAAAGCCTGGGGGCGTCCGCTAGATTCTGCCAAAGCAATAGCAGTCATCGTAGGAATTTTTTCTTTAGCAACACCTTGTTGCTGAAGCAATGAAGCAATTTGTTGAGGGCTTAACTGACTCATGGCTTCAACGGAAGTTGGTAGCAAACATGATCCTAGTCCCCACAGCAGTGTCGGCAGGACCAGGAAGCGCTTGAATGAATTCAGCGCCTTCCCGGTTAAATCGGTATCGAGCTTGCTCGGGGTTTCGGTAATTCGGAACATAGAGATGGAGAGCGAGTCGATCCGTCTCGTATAAATAGATTGCCGTCCAGGTTTTCAGCGTGTCTCTAAAGTCAGAGGTTGCAATCGTTCGATCAACATCACCTGCGATACTCTCAATACGATTACGGGGGACGGTATTATTGTTCACGCTGCCAGTCATGTCAGTGCGTTTTTCAGCTTCATCGCACCGACTGATCTGTTCGACAATCTTGCTATACCAGAACGAATCTTGGATATTGTTGACAGCTTCCTCAAGTCGTGCTTGATCACCAGCAGGGACCGATGTCAGGTTATATCCCAGGTGCCAGCGAACTTTAGATTTGAGAAAAGTGTCGAGTTGCATTACACGAAAGAAATGCGTAATGGGCACATCCTTTAGATATACCCATTAACACACTAGCACGCGCTAATTGTCACTCAACCCGTACTAAATTTTCTTTAAAAATTTCGTCCCAATCCACACGTTTAATTGACTTTAATTGCTCCAGCTTAAGGAATTTTTCCCCTGGCATGGATGTCTGCAAATCCTTGATGTCACGGGCTGTCTTCAATCCGACTCCAGGGAGAGAATCTGCAATTTGCCTGGCGCTGGCAGTGTTGATGTTAATCCGGACATCCAGAGGAAATGTTTCTTTCGTGGTCGGCTTGGCAGGCTTGACCCCCTCTGCTTCAAGAACTGCCGTAAGACGTTCTTCAGTACGAATTTTTTCGTTTGTGGCTTCAAGGTGAGGAGTGAGCTCACTCTCCTCGATGTACAAAACCTCGTCTTGGGAATCGAGGCACATCAAGATGCCATCTCCATGCTTGGAGACGACCTCAACCAGGCCACCAGTCATTTTGTATTGATACAGCATAAAAGCAGTTTTAGTCTCTGCTTAGCTTAACAAAGTTAACTTTACTCTTCAATAGGCACAAAAAAAGCGGGCTCCGAAGAACCCGCTAATTTTATAAGCTGAAGGATCAGCTGTCGGTACCGCCGACTTGCGAAGCGAAGTCGATGAAACCTTGGATGTCATTCCAGGACACGCCCAGAGCAGGACGCAGGTAGTTGACGCGGCACAGGATGTAACCGGCCTTACCAGCATCTTTATCGGTCGAGCTGATGAACACGCCATCACCGTCAACGGTGGTCGAAGTCACAGCGTTAACGTTGAACACCTTAAAGGTGGTATCCGACGTAACTTTGTAGAACATCGAGTTGGCAGCATCCTGGTCGTCGATACCAGCGGTGGTAACGGCGGTCCAGAACGGCAGGTCAGCCACAGTGGTATCAGTCAGGCCCTGAGCAAACAGGGAGCTGGTAGCACTGATAATGGAGCTTGCAGCAGCAAGACCATTGGCTTGGGTCGAAGGCACGCCGAAAGGAGCGCCAGCGTTGTTGGGGCCGAGGAGCAGACCTTCGGTGGAGGTACCACCGATATCAGCAGTCACAGGCGAAGCGGGGAAGCCAGCCAGACCACCAGCGGGGTAGTCCTGCGCAATAGCGATCGAAGCGCCATACACATAGGCAGGGCGAGCCGAGCTAGCTTGAACAACCAGCGAGGTGCGGTTGTCACGGACACGGTCGTCAGGACGACGATCAGGCGAAGGAACGATGATGTCGAAGCTCTTGTAAGAAGCTTTATCGGCAGCCAGGTTATCAACCTTGGCATAACCGATCAGTTCGAACGCTTCAACACCGGGCCAGCCGTACACACCCTCGGTGTTATACGAAGACAGGCGGTTGATTTGATTACCGGGCTGGAGAATAGCACCGGCTTCTTCTTTGTAAGCAGCCATTGTTAGTTACCTCCTATCCTCAAACGATGGTGAAGGCGGCAGTCACGAAGTCCTTGTTCAGGTTCGCGAAACCGGCGTACAGCTGCCAAATCAGGATGATGAAGCGGCTGAAGTCGTCGTTGTTATTGATCAGAACCTGAGCGTTAGGACCGCCGATACCCACGCCAACGGCTTGAGGGCCGAAGAACAGAGCGGGAGGAGTGGTGTGAGAGATAGCACCAGCACCGTCGCCAATGTCAACAGTGATGGACTTTTCAGCAAAGTTAGTGGACTCGAAGAAACGAACACCTTCAAACACGAAGCCAGAAGGCATAACCGGTTCGCCAGCCACAAACTGAGCCTGGCCATACTGACCACCACCATAGATGGCAGCGTTAGGAGCCATGGAACCCATCAGAGGATTGGGTTGGCCCATGCCAGGATAGCGAGCCACTTCACGGAAGCCCTGGTCAGCACGCAGATCCTTCATGAAAGAGGGGTCAGCGATACAACGGTAGTAACCGTCAGCAAACACGGGGGTGTTCCGCTTGCGGAGTTGCTTGACAACTTCCAGCAGGTCGGTCTTGACGTTAAACTTGTAACGCTCGGAAGCGTACTCAGTAGCGGTATAGGCAGTCAGAGTGGTCGAACCAGTCTTAACTTTGCCGTTGGGGTAATAGTAACCGCCTTGGGTATCCGAAGCCGCGCCGCGAGCTTCAGATTTCGAAAACTCGTCGAGGAAAACGCGATCGCGCCAACGACGATAGTCATCGAGCAGGGTCAGCGAACCGATGGACTGGTGGAACATGTTAAGGTTCCCGGTGTCCAGCAGAAGGCGCTGAGCGGTCATCAGGGTCTCACGAGCGATCTTAAAGGTGCTCGGGAGGTTAGCGTTGTTCGGGTCAGCAGGGCCAGTGTACTCACGCAGAGACACAAGCACCTTGTCCTTAACGATGGAGCGGCTGTTGGCCGTACCAATCGTTTGGTCTTGGGTGCGCTCACGCTGAGTCTTGGTACCAGGGTTGCCCCAAAAACGATACCGGTCTAACTGAACGGTTTGACCGGGCTGTTTGGTGAAATCATGGACGACGACAGGCTCAGCTGCCATCTCCACAATGTAAGCTGGGTGGGGACGGTACAGCTCCGCGCCCAGCAGCTTCGGGAAATCGTTATCGATAAACATGTTGGTTACTCAGCGTAGGTTTAGCTGATACCCGAGGACAAGTATCCTCTACAAAATGGAACAAAAGCTCCACTAGAAAAATTATAGCAACAATTTATCAATCCGGATTAATAACTTTTGAAATTAAGCTTCCGGATTTACCATCACGGGAAAATTGTATCCTGGCAGCATGTTCCCTGGGGCATACATCATCGGAGCCATCGAACCCATTGCGTGATATGGATTGACAGTCGGTGGTTGCATATCAATCTGTGGGGATTGAATTTCAGGATCGATGCCAGCCCCGGCTGCAGCTGCTTGCATAGTTGCCATCATGTTGGCAGCTTCTGCCATTTGTTTCCGAGATTCAGATTTTTTGACAGCTTTTTTAGCTTTAGATTTGTCCATCAGCGGCCACCTTTCTTTTGAGGCATAGGGGGTTGAATGCCCATCGGGAGTTGTCCAGTCATCGGCATGAATTGACTAAACATACGCTGCTCATTGGCAACAATTGCATCTTGCGTATATTCAGCTGAATCAATAAATTGAGCAGCCATGAGGCCGTTTCTTGGAAGCGGGGACCCAGGGAGATTTAACTTTAAATAAGCCGCATCCAAGTCGCTAGGCATCGGGGGCTGCGGAGCATTAGGATTCCCAATTTTAGGGGCGACACCACGCGCTCTAATTGGTGCATACTCGTCGACCATACCGGCTTGCACTTGTTGCATTAGATTACCGGCACCAAAACTAAAAAGAAATGGAGAGCCAATTGGGCCGCCAGCGGTACCAATCTTCGCCAAAAACTGCTCAGTTCGTTTACCAGCGCTCTCCTTTTTAGCAGTCATAAATATTACAAATAAAAGGGGCAGCTGTTGCTACCCCTTATTTTACATTTACTTATTTTTCTGATAAATGGCGTTTATTGAGAATACTGATAATCACTCCATCACCAGAAGCTTCTGGCGGAAGACTTCGGGATTGGACTGAGCAGCATTCAGATAGCGCCAAGCATTCGAAGGATCCCGATCAGCCAGAGAGCCGAAGCTATTCCAGAAATCCATGGGATTGCCTTGCGCTTGAGGTTGAGGAGGAACAGGCATCTCAGGGCGCTGAGGAGCGGCCGGACGCTGGTACTGTTGACCAACAGCTTGACCTTGTTGAGCGGGGGCATAACCAATTTCCGAATCGGGAATCGGATAGGGGCCATTCTCACCGAAGAACTCACAGGTATAGTCGGCAAGGACATCGGGATCTGTCAGGATGGTCTCATAAGCACGGTGCTCATTCGAAAGCTCCTGAAGAAGACCCACAGATTCCATGAGTTGCTGATTGGTTTGAATCAGCGCATCTTCCAGCTGGCAAGCATAGCTATTAAGGATGGCGGGAACGTCCGCGCCAAAATAATTAATAACCTCAAGACTTTGCGGGCTTACTCCGTTTGCCAGAAGCTGGTCCTGGCTGATTTCCTGTGAAGGTTGGGAATAAGCGTTGGAGTAAGCCTGGTTGTTGTTGGTCCCAGGCATAGAGGTCGGCATCCCCGCGTTGTTGTACTGGGGAGCCTGTTGGGAAGCGTAACTGGCCGGGTTTACCGGTTGAGTCACTGCCGACTGTTGACCCTGGAAGGGGAATTGGACGGGCGAACTCAGGAGCCCCACCACCCGATTGAACGCCTCCTTGTAAGGATTCTCCGCCTGAGGTGCCGCTTGTGGGGCTGCCTGGGGTGCTTGGGGGTAAAACGCTGTAGGGGCTGATGGGTAGCTGGGGACCCCCATCTGGGCCTGGGTTTGCGGGGCGGGGGCCACCATCTGCTGGTAAGGCGCCACCCATTGAGAGTTGGTCGCCACCGCCGGAGCTTGGGCCGCCGTCTGGGTCATTGGAGCCGCGTAGCTGGTCGGCTGGGTCGGGGATACTTGGGGTGCCGATTGGGTCGGCATTGCGGTATCGGCCTGCATAGGTTACCTCTTTTTGTAGGCTTTCGAGAGTTCGGTAAAGGAAGGGGGTAAGATCAAGTCTTGGATCCGCAGCCATCGGTAAATTCGGTTGCTGCGGATGTGGTGTCCGCATTTCTAAATTGACAAGGTCAATAAATGCGGAGTAGGCCCTCTGTACTTCCCCCACCATCCGGAATGGGAACCCCGAGAGCATGCCCGCGATTTCGTCATCCGTTTTTGAAGGGAACAAATACTTCAGTGCTTCAATGCTATCAACCCCTAACTCTTGCAGGTTTCGGGTGAAAATAGACTGGTTTAATTTATCTTGTGCAGTGTCTTCATAAACAGGCCCCATCCAGCGCCAGGCAACAGTACGATCGCCATCTGGAGCTAAACCTAAAACTCCGTCAGGAATTTCTCTTGTTTCAAGCGCAGTATCAATAGCTTTTTGAAGTTTCTTTTCGTAAGTTGATTTTTGTTTTTCGTATTTTAAAACGGAAGCCTCATCGTCCGGGTCTTGAGGTGGGGCAGGGTATTTAATCCCAGAGGCATAAGCCAATGATTTCCGGAAGATTTGTTCTTCCTGAAAAATCATTAGTTCAAAACACTTGCAAATACCATACGTATAGAGCTGCAAGCATTTCTTCTTTGCTGTTGCACTAACGCGACCATATGCCGATTTAATTTCAGTAGCGGTAACGTTTGTAATGCTTAAATCATCAATACCACCCAATGCCAGTCGGATCTCACTCCTTAACTGCTCTGCGTACCTAGCCTGATCAGTGCTTACAGCATTAGGTGTAATAAAACCAACCCGATCTGTTGGCTCCAGGTTGGCGATGACGCGGGGCACCCTCATGCCACTTCCTGGTTTACCAATGTAGCCAGGAGGTTGCCTATTTACGTTATCCTGCTTATAAGTAGAACTTGAAAGAAAAAATTCAGACTGAAAACCAGATTGACTGGAAATACTGGGACGTTGTGCAACATCGGTATCCCCGCTTTCAACGATGTCTTGCTTAGGTCTCGACGAAAGAAGAGTGGGATTCCCAAAGAAAGATAAGTTGGCACGGATATTTTTAACCATCTCATCATGAGCGATGATTTGGTTTGCCATCCAATCAAATTCTCCAGCTCCATCGGTGCCAAAAGCATCTGGATTATTAAAAACCTCAACACATGGTATAAATTCCATTGTGTTGACAACGGTTTTTTTGTCAAATACGCCAAACTCCATGGTTGGCATATCAAATGTAATTTCTTGCTCGCTGTGAAACTCTTCAATCTCAGTAGCAGTAATGCGAAGCCGCATGTAGCGCTTATCCGTGTTTAGACCAACACCCTGAAAACCACGGGTGGACCGTACTTTGTATGGATAAATGATGATAACTTCTTCTAGTTCACCATCTGGTGAATAATAGGTTCGATACGAATCTTTATCGAACCAATAAAGCCGATATGTTTTCTTAGTAGGACGAATATAAAACAGGCCTCTTCCATAGCATAAGAAGCGATCCCAAATCGAATCTAAGCGAGCATCAAGTTTGTTGAACTTGATTACTTGTTGAATAAAATCAAACCGTTGAGTTCCGAGGTTGTCTTGTTCTGGATAAAATTCAACGCCTTGTCGGATACCAAACATCCGCATCTGCCCAAGATGCGCGTTGACGAGCATCGTGTCTGCGGGGCCGCTACCATCGCGAGTTATGACCGCCTTAAGAATGTCGTCAAGGACAGTTTTATTGCCGTCGCTCATGGTTGGTTAGGGATTACTCGTCAATATCGTAGCCAACAGCAATGCGTTTTAGTGTAATTACGTCATCTTCAACTTCGAGTTCAAATCGCTCGTTAGGTTGAAGTGCCATGTCATGACACAATTCGTCGGGGAGCGGAATTACGGCAGAGCCGTACACATCCTGTTCAAGTTCGACGTTGTAGTAGCTGGTGGACATTGGGTGATTTTATAAGTCTAGGTCCAAAATACTTTATACCACGTAATCTGACCTAGAACTCCAACTGAAGCTTCCCTCTGGTCATTAAACCGTTGCACAACCAAACCAGTGAATCAACGCAGTCATCGTGAGAGCTGACACCAAAATTCACGATCTCATCTTGCAGATAACCAAAACGCCTGTACTTATTGAAGATAATTTTTCGCTGCTCAAACAAGCCCATGATGCCACGGAATCTTGCCACTTTGTCACCACGGAATCCCTTGATCGCGTGCCAATTCATGTTATAAAGTCCGTGGTCCCCAAGGCAAATCCGTTTGAAGTCTGCCTCAAGCGAAGCTTGATATGCAACCGCTTCAGACCAGATGTCAATATTACTGCCAGTGGGGAAGTAACGATTGTTGTCTTTATGAACGACACCCCACTCTTCCATCATTTCCATTAATGCCTCAAGTTTTTCTAGGTTTCCCATCATTCGAATTCGTTTGCAATCGATGATGTGAATTCTGTCGCCAACACGACCACCCATCGTAAACACGGTATAGTCATTCTGCTCTCGAATGCCTGCCGACAAATCAACGCCGACACCCAAAGAATCAAATTGGGTGGCAATTGTACCTTTAACAATTAAATCGGGAGACAGCGATAGCTCACTGGTTTGTACAATTTGATTTTGATATTGAAAACTAAATGCGATTGGGGCCTGCCTACGACGATCCCTCAAATAATCCAAAGACCAAAGTGCAGGCCAATAAGACAGCTCCTCCCCTTGCTCATCGATTGTGATGGCTGATTGAACAATTTGAATCCAATCATTTGCCGGGATGAAAGTGGTGTTATGAATATCATCATGTCTAAATCTGGTACCAAGACAAATTGCTCGGCCACCTTCAAACATTGTAGGAACAATAACTGAATTCCAGTTATCTTCCATCGCGGCACGAATGTCTCTGTTTTTGATGTCATCAGCAGATTTGATCGCGTCATCAATAATGCAAAGATGTGAACGCTTTGAGGTCACGGCGCCTTTCAAACCTGCGCAACATACAGTAAATTCCTCTTCACCGGTAGATTTAATCCCTGCAAATTTCCAGTCAATGCTCCAATATTCGTTGGAGTTGATACCTTTTGCAATTTTTACGGTTGGAAAAACTTCTCCGTAAATTTTGCTTTCTTCAATGATTCGTTTAATAGCTGCACTTTTTGGACGAGCAACGTCAACGGTGTAAGAGATATACAGAATTTTGAGAGGTTTTTTGTGTAAAGCGTGTATTCCAATTGCCCAGGCAGTGAATAGACCTAAAACCGTGGATTTGGCACTACCCCTTGGTGCCAAAATATCTACATTGGGTCCGGCAATACCAATTAAACATTCGCTGTTCTCATCAGTACAAAGATATTTGTGCCACTCCTTGTGGTGATCTGCCGGTGGTTTATCGCCAACAACTTCACAAAAATAACCAAAATCTGTCCTGGCTCTTTCAATGTCGACAGTACTTGTTTGTTTTACGACACGCTTTTGTGCCGCAGCACGAGCAGTCCGCCGATATACAGAATAGATGCTAGTTGCTACCATGCCCGTAGCTTAGCGCAATTAGCCTTACGATTCTTCTGACAGGATCTTAGTCCAAACGCCCATGGAAGCTTCCTGGAGTGGTCCCTCAATGGGATCATCGCGGAAGATAGAAATCATCTCCCGTAAAGCTCGGTCAGCACCAGCAAGAATTAAACCTTGTTTGTCTAATAAAACTTTTTCGTCATTAAGCTGTTTAATCGAGCCACGCAATTCTTTTTGAAGCATGGCAATTCTGGAAGTTCCCATGTCCTGCTTCACTATGCCCATATCAATTGCATCTCGCAATTTAGCAATATCTTGCTGCATGGAATCAATTTCATCCTCCAGCAAGGCATTGAAATTGCGTTTTTTAAACTCTTTCTTGGACCATTCGTCGCACTGCACAATGCTACCTGTAAACCCGAGAAACCGGGCATACAGGTACATTTGTATTGGAGAGCTGGTGCGTTTACAAAAGGCAAGAAAGGATTCGCGGTCTTTATCGGTTAAAACCTGAATCCATTCCGTCATGTTCGGTACTGCTGTTGAGCTTGCTCGTAATCTCGACTCTCTTTATAGCGTCTAAACATCTCTTGTTGCAAGTCGGTGAGACGGGTTTCTTCTCCCGACTTACCAAGAGTTGCACGTTGCTCCTGGCCAGTTAACCCAATCTGCCTCTCTTGTCCAGCAAGAAGTTGAGCTTGCGTTTGTCGCTGTTGCTCACCCGTTGCCGCAATACCAAGACGTTCCTCAGTACCTTTGGTTTGAATTAAACCGGTTTCACCAGCGAATCGTTGAGCCTGGGTTTGACGCTCTTGCTCACCAGTTGCAGCAATCCCTAAGCGCTGTTCATACCCTGTGGCAGCAACAGTTTTGCGCTCTTGCTCACCACGAGAGGCTACAGTCGCACGTTCTTGCTCGCCCATCGTGGCGTATGTAAGTCGCTGCTCTGATCCCTGCGCCTGATAACGACGAACGTCTTGACCAGCAAAAAATTCTGCATTGGTGCGATCAAGTTGAGCACCAAGCTCCATGTTGAGCCGTTGCTGCGCGGCGCTGGTCTCATTCAACGCAACTTGCGATTGCAATGATTGAGTTGGGACCGGAGTCGGCGGCGCTGGGGGCGGCGGCGGCGGAGAATAAACAATAGTAGGAGGTGGTGGTGATCCGCCCATGGGTCAACAGGTCTTCTTAATTAAGTTTAACTCAACCGACTTGGATGTACTGACCAGCGAAACGGCCAGCGTAATTCTTAGCTGCGTCTTGCTGGGCTGCAACTGCACGAGCACGATCTGCCTCTCCAGCTGCAGCTGAAGTTGCTTGTGCTTGCTTAGATGCCATGATGTTTTGAACGTTTGATGGCAAGCCTTCAGCGAATGCCCTGTACGCTTTACTGGCTGCTAAATTTCTGGCAGTGGTTTCAGCGCCCGCAGCACTTAGAAATGGGTATAAATCCCTAAGTTGCTCACGATTTAAAGCCGCAGAAATTCTGCCGACTTCTTCCATTTCTCTTAGCCTTTCCGGACTGGTAGCTTTATAAAGGTCTAACCAACTTTGAATTTTAGGGTCAACACTAGGAATGGCATTCCCTTCTGGAAGAGTTGTCCCAGAGGGGGTAGGGGAAGGCGTGAGAATGCCCCTTAAGTCAGGGGTTTTAGCAACAAAAGCCCTTTTAAATAAATCAATATTCCTTTTACCGGTAGACGTATCCGTTCCGGTAAAGACACCAGTAAAATCCGGAAAGCTACCGATCGCCATATTATTGATATTGGTATTGGGAGGTCAGAGCAGAACCAGCTTGGGAGGCAGCAGTAAGGCCCATTTGCTGAGCCGCTTGTTGGCTACGCTCCAACATATTTGCTGCCGTTGCAATATTTTGGCGAACACCAGCTGCAGCCAATTGACGTTGAAGTTCTTGGCGAGAGCGGAATTCAGATGCTTTGGCGATCTCTGGCATCATCAGACGCAAAGCATCTCGCTGTGCTTCGGCAGTTTTCAAGGTCTCAAGACCTTGTGCCATGCCAACAGGGCCTAAAACTTGGAGGGGATCACTCAGTGTTCCACCTGCTCCAAATGTTCCAATATTTGGGGGAATGGCTCCACCTGCAGTAGCTTCATAATTTACTGCCCCAGGACCTTGATAACCTACAGCACCAGCTCCAGTACGTGCTGCAGTACGTGCTGCAGGGGTCGCAGCAGCTGCAATACTACCAGCTAATTGAGGAGCAACCAATGAACCAACACCAGCTGCAGCTGCACCTAACCCAGCAGCAGTCAATGGGCCGGGTGCAGGTAATTTGGCAAATTGTGCTCCTTTAGCAAGCAGTTGGCTACCACGAGCAAGTGCAGCAGCACCCATAGGAGTCGCGCCAAATGCCGTGCCTGCCATGCGAAGAGCACCAGGGGCAGCAGCACCTAAACCAGCAGCTAAAGCAGCCGCACCTAAGTCACCGCCGCTACGACGATATCCTTCATATCCTCCAAGAACAGCACCACCGATTGGGGCGAGCGCGGCGAGTGGTAAAACCATGATTTTTAATTCTCTTGATTGTTATTTTAAATGAAGTAATTTTTTAAAAAAAGCTACCAGCAGTACCACCAATGGTGCCACCTAATGCAGCGCCTGCCGGACCCCCAATAAGAGCGCCGCCAATGGTCCCCGCTATCCGTCCAACCGCTCCCCATGGGGATTGACGTTCTTCACCAGGAATAACAAATGGACTCATTTTTTGTGATTCGTATACCCCTAAATTCTCCAAAATATTGCCGGCTACACCTCCACCCCAATTACCTCCGTAGGGTCTCTCGGCTTTAGAACGATATTTTTCGGTATTCTTTGTTTTATCAAATAAATTCGAAAAAACTCCACCCCATTTTGAATTGTTATCATCGTCTGCAATGCCAAATTTCGCTTTATCCCAATCAATACCCCCGCTTGATCCCTTCCAGTCATAATCTCCACCCCACGATGGAGTCTTATCCTCTAACGGATTTTTATATCCAGGTAAATTATCGTAGAAGCCCATATTATTTATCCGTAAATTTTTTGAGCTAATCCAATAATATCACCCATGTTGCCACTAGAATGAAGTGTTCCGGCGCCTGCAGAAGTTTGATGACGGGCTTGAATCAACTCAAGTTGATGTTGATACCGTTGTTGATCAAGAAGTGCTTCGCCCATTTGCTCGTTTGTTAAAGGGGATGTACCTGGGATGTACTGCTGTGTGGTAAAAGCAGAAGGACGTGACACCCTGGTACTGTCTTGCACTGGTAACGAGTGCCTGCTTTGCTGTAAATAGTTAGCGAGCGCACCAACTCCAGCAGCTGCACCTCCAATTGCCAATGGTCCTGATGCAGACCCAATCAATTTGGCCGTTGTTTCTGGATATTTAGCTGCTACTCCTAGAAGACCACTTGGGTTTTCTAAATTGCTTAACTTGTTTGCAACAGCTCCGGTGACCGCTCCAGTCATTGCCGAACTTGCGGTCTTCAAGAAATCAGATAAAGCTTTACCAGCTAACCTACCGGCAACAGAAGCGGTCATCCTACTTGAACTCCTTGATTTGGGAATTTACCTACAGTTGATTGACTTTTCTCATTTGAACCAGATGGTGCAGGTTCTGAAACCAAGTAATCTAAATTTTTAGGATCCACAGCATCCTCTTCTGCAATTATCCCACGAACAACACCTTGCGAATATTTCGTGAGGAAGTCATCGGCAAATTTATTATCTTCTGGATTTTTAAAATTAGCCCAGACACTTTTAGATG